CGTGATCAGTGAGGCAACCCGTTCCTGAATCTCTTCATACCATGATTTTTCATGGCTACTGACGCCATCACTAAAGGCCTCCTTTTTACGCCATAGAACATCGTGGGGCAAGGTAGCCCCGTCATCGAATGCTCTTCGCAGAATCCACTTTTCAACCTGTTTACCCTTTACAGGGCGACGCCACTCTGTTCCAATCGAACGAGCGACACCGACAAACTGCTTGTCGAGAAAGGGTGTCCGCGGCTCGAGTCCGTGACTGCTGATACTCCTATCACTTCTCTGCACATCGAACATGTGGATGTCATTGAGCAGACGTGTAACTTCCTCCTCGAACGCACGATCACTCGGTGCCTTGTAAAAATACAGGTAGGAACCAAAGACCTCATCGGATCCATCACCATTAAAGACAACCTTGCAATCTGATAACTCACGAATCTTCTTTGAGACAAGCCAGTTTCCGACAGAAGCACGGACTGTTGTGGTATCGAATGACTCGATCGCATAGATCACATCACTAATCGCCTTGAAGAAGTCATCCGCCGTCAAGCAGATCTCTGTGTGATCACTTCCGATCCAATCGGCAACCTTTCTCGCATACTTCAGATCGGTTGAACCCTGCATTCCGATACTAAATGTCTTGAGTGGTGGCTTTCCAGCTGCTCGCAAAGACTTCTGAACAAGAGACGCAATCAAACTACTATCGATTCCACCACTGAGAAGGGCCGCCACAGGTCGCTCCATCAACATACGTTTATTAACAGCATCCTCTAAAGCAAAACGCAGCGACATACAGGCCATCTCAAGCCCGCAGGGATTTACAGATGTATAAAGCGGGTTTGTAAGCCAAGGAACAGTGTGATATTTTTCAGTATAGACCATCTTTTTAGTAAAGATATCCCAGATCTGAAAGGTGCCAGGAGGAAAGGTAGCCACAGTCTCGCAAAAGGGGACAAGAGATTTGAGTTCACTACCAAAGACAATATGAGAAGGATCATATCGAATAATTCCATCACCAATCACGCTATACTGATTCTTCGTTCCGATATATAAAGGACGAACGCCATAGGGGTCACGGCCGACAACAACACGTCCTCTACCCTCATCTACAATTACAATCGAGAAGACGCCATCGAGTGAGCGAAAGAATGATGTAGATTATCCTGAAACTGGAGATAGAGGTCACCGAGAACTTCACAATCGGATCCAGACTTGTTTTCTGAGAGGGCAATGTCTTGCCAGTTGTAAATCTCACCGTTGCACATCCAGTGGAGAGGACCATTTGTAAAGGGCTGCATGCCCTCTTCATTGAGACCATTGATTGCGAGGCGTGTGAATCCCATTGTGGATGAATAGAGTTCTTTGATTACCATACTTTCCGGTCCTCTTGCTGATAGGGCCTTCACCCATGTTCCAGGATGATACATGGGTGTTATTTTTCCCAGGCAATACCAGATTCCACACATTTCTTTGTTTTTGTAGATTTCATTCTTTAGGGTCTATGGTTAGAATGGACGCCAGTGACATCATCCGCAAATTACAAAGCCGCACGGCCTTTAATTTCATACAAGCACAGCTTACTGTCACACAACCGAGAGTGAACATTAGCACATGTGCTACATTACCCAGCAGTCTTGTCTTGAATTTCACGAATTATCAGGATAGACAGTTATTCTATCAGGGTAAGCAATTTAATAGCACTTGTAACTCTACACAGGGACCATTTAGTTAGGTTAAAGAACCTCACTAGTAGAGTCTAGAATGGCAGAAAAGCCCGTATCAGAACGAGTCAAGGAATCCATCACTCTCATAAAGAAGCTCAAGGAGCTTGGTCTTACTGAGAGAGAACCAGGGTATAATACCATTCGTGATCACATGAATGTGTGGATCAAGAATGGCACACCCTTCAAGGGTCTTGTTGAGTTTACGTGGCTTGATCGAGATGCAGAACTCACGTTACCGACAGAGGCAGATAAAGCCGCCACGATTGTTTTAAAGGTAAGGAAATAACCAACTAGTGTAGTATGAGTTTCAACATAGAGGGATCTTTATACGAGCTTGTAGCTCGAGGTAATAAAGATGTCTATTTCATTGAGGACACAAAAGAAGCCAAAAACCTGTTTGATAATCGGTATGGGCCGACGCCACCGCACATTCACGAGCTACGGAGCCTTCCACCCTTAAATGGGCCCGACTTTGGACAAAGCGTCGAATTTCAGATTGAGATGGCAGGGGATGTCTTTATCGAACCGACACTTCTGATAGATCTTCCAACGTGGCTTCCACCGAGTCAAGCCCCCTTGAACGGTCAAAGTGTAATAACAGATCTTTCAGGTAACAGCTATGGATATACGAATGGAATTGGATATTTTCTGTTCGAGAAGATTCACTTTCTTCAGGATAATATTCTGATTCAGGAGTTCAGTGGAGATGCCTTGTGGGCTTGTAGTCGGACACGAGGAACTCTAAACTCTGCTTTCCTGGAGGCGAAACAAACAGGAATTCGTGAAGATAGTCCTATTGCCATAGGTCGAAATGCAACTCCTGGACGGCTGAGACTCCAACTTCCGATTCTGGGTTGCCAGAATTCTGAGGATGGAGGATTTCCTGCCTATTCAACGCCCCAGCAGTCCTATCGTCTTCGTTGCTTTCTGAGGAAGCTGGAAGATCTAGTGGAGTCATCTGATGGACAGATCAAGCCGAAACCGTGGTTGATACCGCTACAAATACAGACATCGGCATCATCGAGCCCTCAGCCATTCATGCCTCTTGATCGTCTATCTATCGGAACACCGACTCTTATACTTCAAACACGGCATGTCTATATGGACGGCGAAACACAACAAGCGATGAAAAAGGGAAAGCAAGAGATCGCCTTTGAACGAATCTATGAGAATGTCTTTACACAGAGTCAAAATGACTATGCACCCATTTCGAGAGGAGGAACGGCTGCAATTAAGCGGCGTCTAGATGGTGTTCACCCGACTTCACGGATTGTTTCTTTTTTCCGTTCTACCGCCTCTCTACAGAGAAACCAACTCTGGAATCTGTCGAATACACTGACACCGAGTTTCTATGGAAATCTGAAACTCCTGGTTGCTGGAAGAGATCGTGAATCACTCTTTTCATCTCTCGTTTGGCGTGATCTGGTCACACATGCCAAGTCAGAAAGAGATCCTGGTCTCGAACTTGCTATCATGGATTGGACTCTGGGAGACATTCGAAATCGCAAAGAAGTTAGACAGCCCGATGGCACTATAAACATGACGACAGCGGATCGTCCATCCTTATACATTGAGCTTCAGGCAACATCGGGAACTACAGAACTCCGATCCTTCGTGGAAACCTGGGCTACAATGGTAGCGGAAAACCAGCGTCTATCGCTTTTATATGCTAATTAGAAAGGGTGAATGGCCTCCTTCAAGAGACCCGCAGGTGATATTACAACACTTATTGATTTATCACCTAGGGACCAACAAGATAATACATATTTTCCTCTGACGGCGGATAAGTCATGGTTCAGCAGAGATCCAAAGAGGCGGCATCAGCCTTTTGTCCCTGTTCTCCAGGATTTCCAGTATAGAGGCCCCGCTGCTTTTGGATATAAATTCAGTTTTGATATTGCCTCACAGACATGTGGTGATTTACTTCTTGGTTGTGTTCTTCAGCTTCAACTGGGTAGCTGGTTAGATCCTACGACTGTGCTCTTACTACAGGGCAGTCTATCAAAATACGAGGACCCTACAACAGCTTGGTTTTATGCGAATGCTATTGGTTGTATTCTGATTCAGAGCGTGGAACTCGAAATTGATGGCGTGACCATTGAAAAGGTTGATGGAGACTTTTCAGCGGTCTATTCCAGGCTGTTTTCTGATTTTAATACACAATATGGAGTTGCAGAAAACACAGGATTTGTGACAATGGAGCGTCTTCTTGCGTGGAATCCCCAGCGTGTGTATCCAACGGAGACTGGATATATTCATTGCATGCTTCCTCTGTTCTTTTCGAGAACCAAGCTCAAGGAGGGTCTTCCTTTGATTGCGTGCAGAGAAGGTTCTGTGCGAATTCACGTTACACTGAGGCCGTTCGCGGAAGTTGTGCGTCAGGCTAGGGGCTTTCGTGATACATGCAATGATGTTCCGATAAGTAAAAATATTATTCTTAATGATGTATCGAAGAAGTATGCTCATCTTTATAGTATTACAACATCTGCATCTGAGCCTCCACTTGAGAATGTGAGACTTGTAACGTGGGGTGCCTTGCTCGATGGAACTCTCAGAAATTCAATGTTACGACAGCCGTTTGAAGTCATGCATAGAGATGTGCAGACATTTTATTTCGCTGAGCCGCTAAAGTATGCGGCCTCGACGACGAATCCTGGTTCTGTGATTCGTGTTCAGCTACCGTTGGAGGCCAATCATCCTTTAGAGGAGATACTCTGGTTTGTGCGACGCACTGATGTTGCTTTTAACAATGAATGGACGAACTATTCTTCGGTTCTTGAGAAGGAGTATGATCCGGTTTATAATCCGAGGGGGCCTCTTCTGGTGTCGGCGAAGGTGCAGGTGAACGGAATTGATTTGGTGGAGGCAGAGGAGTCGTATTTCCGTAACTTGATAGGAAAGTATCACAAGGGAGGAATTGCATCCTATAGTTCTTTCATTTATGGCTATCCGTTTGCGAGACATCCTGGTGAGCACCAGCCTTCTGGAACAATCAATGCAAGCAGACTTCAGAGTCTACGATTAACTTTGGATGTGAATTGTCCAGGGACGTGGGAGGTGAAGGTGTTTTGTATTGGTCTGAATTGGTTACGCTTTGAGAATGGTATTGCGAACCACATGTTCACGGACTAAAAGGACTAAAGGAAACCCCCACCGAGAAATAGATGGTGGTCGCACTACTCCGAGTGATCCACACAGGTCTTCAAGATGAACGACTCTTGCCGACAAAAGGTAATCCAGCAACAACCTTTTTTCAGAAAGTTTTCCTTAAAGCGGGACGATTCACGACACAATGGGTTCGCCTTGACTTTGATACGAGACCCGCATTTAACACGTCTGCGACTCTTACACTTCCTCGCATTGGCCACCTCATTACACGTCTCTATCTTGTCACAACCATGCCTGATATCCGAACACCTCAGCTCAAGGCTCAACTGGACCCCAAGTTCAAAGGACCTGTGTTTGGTTGGACAAATAGTCTGGGCCATGCACTCTTAAAACAGGCTACAATTGATATTGCTGGAGCTCGTGTTGAGCAACTCAACGGACGTCTTCTAGAGGTTCTTGATGAGTTTCAGACACCTCTGGAGAAGGTCACGAGTGTAAATGCACTTCTGCCTCGTGCCGATAGCGGATTCACTGAAAGAACATTTGGATGGTCAACAACACCCACAGTCGCTGTTACTCCTTTGCCGTTCTGGTTTTGTAAGGGAGATCCTG